AAGGCGTGGCTTTGTGTAAATTGGTGCTGCAATAGTTGGACGAGAGGCTTCAACCGCTTGGGTCTCTACTACCTCTGTCGCAACAGTTGTTTCAGGTGTTGTGTTTTCCACAATTTCCTCGTTTTCTGTTTTGGTTTCGGTTGATTCTGCCTCTGCGTTGGACGCAGCGACTGAAGTGACAGCAGCACTTGAAAAAGCGGCAGCCTGTACTAGGCTGACTTCCATAAGTCTTGCTGCACTAACTCTGTATATGCCGTTAGTGTTTTTGCCTTTTAATACTTCAACACCAACGCTTAATCCTGATCTTAAATTTTCGCTTGCCTCAATTAGGCTGTCAGTTCCTTTAGTTGTATTAGCGACTTTAAATTCCGCAAAAATTCCTGAGTCGCTTTCTTCTACACTTTTCATGCGCCCAATCGGAGATTTTGCGTCATGCTCAAGCAAAAGTCGAACGGCTTTAGGGTCATCAATTTGAATTGAACCACGTTCAAAAATTACTTTTCCAACTGAGGTATTTCCAATTTCGTTTTCAAATGGCACGATCTTGCCAGCAATAATACGGCGAGACTCTGAAGCCTCTAAATCTGCACTAAAGTTAATTATTTCCATTTGGGCTTAGTTCTTCCATTTCTCTCGCTTGTTCAACGGTTATTAAACCGAGACTTAACATTTTTTCAATTACATTTAAACGTTCTAATGGATTTGCTCTTAAAAATCCTGAGTCCATGTCGAACGCGATAAATTGTGTGTTCGGTGACAGATCATCCATACTTAGACGATTCTCAACCGCGCTTACATAAGGTTGTAGGGATAACGCAACAAATTGACGTCTTTCGTCCTGCACGTTTGCATATGTCATACTCGTGTTCATGTCCGCGCTGATATAGTATGCTGGCACATTGCATAATCTTGCAATTTGTGTTGCCATATATTGTTGAGCCTCGTTATACATCATGTCTTTAGGTGAAAACGAAGTTGCCTGATACTCTAAAGATGAAGTTAAATATGCAGTTGCTCTTTCAGCACGAGAACGACGCCAAGCCGCTAATAATCCTGCAACTTCTTTCTCGCCAAGGTCTGCACCGTTATTTTTTAATATACCTGATGGAACTGGGGTTGCTGCTGCATTTGCAGCCGCTTTTTCTAGATCAATGGCTGCTCTTAAAATTCTTGAACCTGCATGAAGAATTCCATCAATAGGTGATTGGAAAGTTACTAGTGAGCCGATTCCGCTCATAGGTCTTTCTCGACCATCTACTGTATAGAAATCAACAAAAGTGTTATTTTTATTTAATTGAACTTGAACTCTAGTATTATTTACAAAATCAAATCTTGCTGGTCTGTTGTCATCTTGATACACCTCGGTTACTTCTAGATACCCTGTCCCATAAAATAGTAATGCGTCAACTAAAGCGGTAACAATAACTGAGTTAGGTGCTGACTTAGATAATTGATTCACCCAAGGCAAGTTAGGTAATTCCTCTTTTGTTGCCTTTGAATAAGTGCTGAGTTCCATAGTGCCGATTGTTGTGGCGATTAAGTTACGACAGCGCATAACTGCTGGTACGGAAATTGCTTCATCTCTACTTACGGATTGAAACGGTGTAAATTGAGAATAGTAATTAAAAGGGTCAGTTACGACAGGTGGCGCAAGTTGCGCAGTAATTTGAGGTTTAGGTGGTAATCCTACTAAATCGCGGAAAAATCCCATTAGAGAATTATATCACCAATTTAAACGAATATCTTAGGTATTGAGATAGGTTTGCTCAACATGTGGACAACCATAGCCGTCGATATAGCAGCAGTTACGTCTCCAGCAGATTTTCTTCGGATGATTCTCCAACCTGCATCATTTGTCTTAGCAGCGCAGTTATTCATTGAACTTATCCACTCAGGTTGACCGCTATGAATTAACCTAAGGTTTGATAATGCGTCTGATAATTCACCGCAAGCCTGATAAAAGGCTTGTCCTGATATATCTATAAGTTTATGACCTGATTGCTCTAATTTTTGCGCAATAGAGGCGGTTGCGTACTTATCGTAGGCTATTTGAACTGGACGGTACTTCATTGCCCAATCATGGATTGAACTAGCCATTTTGACCTCATCAATAGCAACTTCGCTACTAAAGGTTTCCATCACGCCAACTGCAATTTTGCCGTCAACGATCTGACCTGCCACCAATGCGCCAGTTCTTTTACTTGGACTTACGTCAAATGCCATAACAGTCATTGCACCAACCGGCAGTATTAAATCTGATATTGAAGTTGCTTCAATACTGCCAAATGTCCATGGTGATACCTGAGAGTCAATCCACATACACAATGTTTCAGTTAATGTGGCTTCAATAGAGTTAGTTGCTATTGATTCTTCGATTGCTTCCTCAGTTACGGTGTAACCAAGTGCAGGGTTAGCCATTGCCCAAAATTTACGATTCCTAATATCCTGCCTTGCAGCCAAGGGTGCTGAGTACTCCCAAAATCCAAAAGTCTTAGATGGGTAATCCATAGCCCTTTCTCTTAAATCATTTAATACCGTACTAAAGGCATCACCGGCATTTGAAGTAAATAATGTTTGAGAGTTAGGTCTTGCCCTAGTTGTTGGCACAGCCGCTTTAAACGCTTCCTCGCTAATTTCTCGCAACTCATCAATATAAAGGAAATCTGCGGTCTTTCCGCGAGAACCATCTCTTGTTGCAGCAACAATCTCATATCTTGCACCGTTAAGCAATGTTATAGATTCTTGTCCGTTAGCGTATCTAATGCGCCTTACCTGCGCTTTTAGAAAGTCATTGTCCTCAATAGTGTTGGCAACCTGCCTAAATGTATCTAATGCCATGTTTCGGTTAGAGGACATTGCAATAATGTTCTTTTCCTCAAATAGGAACAGCCCAGCCAAGATACGCATGCGAGCAAGGTGAGTTTTACCGACCTGACGTGCGCAGAGCAATAAGTTGCTCTTTCTAATAAATTGATTCTCAGAATTAACGCTTAACATATCTTCAAGTACGTAATGCTGCCAAGGAAGTAGCGGCATCCCAATTTTCTCTGCTAACTCAGCCACCTCAGCAATTCGTGAGCCAGTTTTCAGCGGCGGTGTAGAAATTCTTGGTTTTATGTTGCCTAATATGGGCTTTTTTGTTAGCCCTCGTTGCGCTGGTTTGCGCTTGGCTTTAATTGGTTTCTCGTTGACTGTCATGGCTTTTGAAAGGGTGACAAGGGGCGTGTGATCTGCGTCTCAGGGAGAGAAGGTTCTGAAAAGGCAGGGGGGGTAGAACCACTCCTAAAAAAACGGCTACCCTTGCGTGAATTACATGACTTACACGCTGCGGTTAGGTTTTCCATATCCCAGATGTCTCCGCCTACCTTGCGTGATGTGATGTGGTCAACAGTTGCATCTGCACCCTTGAGGTCTTTATGGCAGTAGGTACATTGCCAGCCATCTCTGGCTAACACACGCAACCGTATTAACTTCCACTTACCTGAACCTAGAGCGCTCTTACTCAATGCCATCCCTTAGTCTTAAAGTGTTCCCATGCTGCACATGCGTTGATATATCCTTTATCATCTAACTTATATCTATGCTTTATATACTTTAATCCATAATCTATTTGAGTATAAGCATCAAGACCAATCATTAACTTATTCTTTAATTGTGGTATTCCATAGGTCTGGTGAGTACCACCTAGGTTACCTACTGCTTCAGTCTTCCATGCACTTTCTTTACCATATAACTTAGATATACAACTATATTGCCTACCGCTTTTAATCTGTTGAGCAGTATATGTTTGTACGCTTATTTGTATTATATCTTTGTCATTTACGGAATCAATCTTTTTCTCATACGCCTTAATGCTAATTAAGCAAAGGGCTACCCCTAATGCTACAAGCCACGAACTCGCGAGCAATCCGCTTATGCGGCTCGCGTTAGCGCTTTTAGGCGCTTCGCTTGCTTGAAGCATACTGACCTTGTCAAGTCTCTTACGCATAGATTTACCCTTCGTCTCATTATGTGAGATGTGATTTACCTCACAATAACTATCTTGCAACTATACCTGAAGTCATCCTCATCTAGCCAAGTATCTGAATATCCATTGTCAGCCATAACCCTCACTCCACTCATGACCGCAGTCACTACACTCATGGAAGTAGTCTTTGTTATATTGGATTGTATTAGTGTTGTACTTTAAACACTCAGGGCATTGATCTTTTCGCATACCTTACAGTTCTCTTTATCATAAGTCCAAGAACCGCAAGCGCACCGAATAGGCTCAGTCATTGATTAACTCCATAAACTTAGCCATTGGTAGCAAGACCACATAGTCCTCAACCTTCTCACCCTGCCCATTGCAGCGTAATACTATGAACGAAAGTTTATCTGATTTACGCTCTTTTATCTGTTTAATCCACGCTAAAGGGCTAAACTTTGTTACAGCCTTAACCTCTATGTCAAAAGGAACGCCAAGGATGTCGCTACCTTGGCGCCCTGCCCCAGTTGACTCGGCGAACGGATACCAAGTCTTTAAATACTCTGCCACTACCTTTTGGGTTCTATACCCTCTATGTTTCCTATGTTGGCTCAAGGCTTAGAACCCCAGCCTATCCCTTTAAAGTGTATTGGTACTGAAGTCCACAAACGCTTCAAAGTTCCCCCACATATAGTGCAATGAGGCGTTTGCGAACTAACAGCAAGCACGAGTTCTGTCTCTAGATCACATGGCTCGCATTTGAAATCATATTTAGGCATTATCGTCTTTGTCAACCCTGTTCATTAACTCTGAGCAGACAAAGCAAGTGCCATCTTTAAACACTCTATCATCACCGCACATTTCGCAATGCCTTTCGGATTTGATTATGTGAGCGCCATCATCATCTAACTCAACAGTCCAACCAGAACCGTTAATAAAGGCTATGTAACCCATTATGCACCTCAATTCCAAATTCTTCATATATTGCCCCGTTAGCCTCAAGTAAAGGTATGGTTTGTCTATAAAGCATCAAAGCCTTTGTAAATATCATTGCTGCTTCAAAATCTGTAATTTTCTTATAGTGCCTCTGTAATAATTCTTCAGGTGCATTTTTAAAATAATCTTTTGGATTTTTGTAACCATCCCAATATAACTTTTTAGGCATTATTGCACCTCTGATTCTTCAAAATACCAATGCCCATTTTGAGTGGACTTAGCCCACTTAGCGTGTTCGGTTACACCTTTTTTGCAGACATACCCATAATAAGGCTTGCCCTTACCCTTTGAGATACCCTGTTTAAGTATGTGACCATGCTCACACGCAGGCGGCTCTTTAGGTGTTGAAGTGCCTATTGCATCAATAGCATCACCAATAGACCAAGCAATCTGCTCTGGTTCTTTCTTGGCTTCTAAATCAGCAGCAAAAGACTCTCTAAGTGCAGTCTCAATGATTGCTGAGTTGCCAGACTTACCATAAAGGTTTTGCCTAGACTCTAACTTTTCTTTGAAACTCTTGGGTTCAGTTTCTGCTGCAATGACTTTAGCCATTTCGCTCTGAGATGGTCGCTTTCCTTTAGCGGCGTAACCTGCGTTAGCGAGCGCCCTGCCAATCGCAGAAGTCTCGCAGTTCTCCAATGCAGAAGTCTGATTGACACCGCGATCAGTAATGGTTTCATAAGCAAGCCCAGTAGCAAACGGCTGGCTATCCACACATGTTCTAAAAATCTTGGCAAGTACAATAAAACGTTTTTCAGTACTCTCCAGCAGTTCAGTATGAACCATAAAATCAGGATACTCACTAATATACCTTCCAAGTCTCACCTCAACCGTTTCATAATCATTGATATTAAATGCCATCTTCCTCACCTCTCATTTCTCTTACAATTTGATGATAAATCAAACCATAGCCCAATAAATCTTTTAGGGAATCCTCATGGTCGCTGGTTTGAGATAATCTTGATACTTTGACGAGAAGCATGCACATACTTGCTTGCTCTGGCGAAATGTAAGTATCAAGGTAACCCGACCATAGTTCGGATATACGGCGGTGATTGAGAGACGCGTTACCGTAGATATGACCTCTGTCCGACAAAGTAATCCGCACTTCATCTAGCAAGTCCTCAGTTTTTTTCATAGTCAAAAACCGCCCTTGACTTCATGCGTTGTAGTTTTTGTTGGTGTTCTAAACTGGCTTTCCAACCTGAGGAACGCCCAGCCCAGAATCCCTGCTCGTAGTGATGCTCTTTAACAGCCTCATAAATCATGGCTAGTGCGAGCGCAGCAAACATAAATGCTAATGTCCATAATCCTGCATCTCTTAGACTCATGCGTTCACCCATGAACCTGCATAGTCGGTTGTAAATACATATTGCATCATTGCCTCATCAAATGCAAGGCTAAAATCAAAACCTTTTTGCTCTAAATACATTGTTGCAAGTAAGGCTGAAGCATAATTCTCAACCCAATAAATGTATTTATGTGACCAGTTTATTGTGTCTTCAAAACGGTCTTTTTGATCTGTCCAACCGTCATTACCTACCCACTCCATTTGAGATTCTGTTAATCTCTCAAAGTCATGTTTTGTAAGTTTCATATCTTCCCTTTCCTAAGTCCAAGTCCGTTACTTGGATAGGATAAGGGTCGGCTATGACAGCCTAAATATCAATTCTTGTTATGGTGTGTTGTATAACGGTTTTGTTACATTAAGCCTAGAGAATCAAAAGCATCAATCTGCTCATCAATGTCTCTAGGCTCGTAATCTGTTTGCTTACCCATACAATTTACCTTCAAATATAAACGAACCATCTTGGTTGATAGGTACTGTTATGACCTGAACTTTACGGTCTTTTACATAGGCAACAGCAAACCCAGTCTGCCAGTTTGCATAGCCTCTGGTGTATGCCATGCCTGAAGAACTCAAATCTACTAAATTGCCAACCTCAACGCCCCATACAGTACGCCCTAATTGCCCTCTAGAAGCCTCTGTAAAGGCTGAAACCCCTAGTCTATGGGTGTGACCACACACCACGCTCTTTCCTAGCCTTCTAGCCCCATTTAAAGCCGTTTGGGAAGGCACTTGACTAAGAGGGAAAGCGTCTCCATGAACTGCTGTCCAACCGTTAGCCCAGTCAAGTCCGTAAGGGTGGAATTTGATCTTGAGTTTGTCATATCCCATAAAACGCTCATACTGCATTTCGGGTAGGTTGAGGAAAGAAGGTAATCGCTTTTTGATTGATCTGTAAAGTCTAATTCCATGATTACTTCCTAACACATCTGTAACGCCAAGATAGGTTAAAACCTCTTGGGTTAATTTTCTGTCATCATTTATGTTGCCCACCATTTCATCAATAGTGCCAGCATTAAAACCCCCAAGTTGGGGTAAATCTATTTCATCACCAATACAAATAGTCTGGTGGGGATTCCATTTGGCTAAGAACTTGCCAACTGTTTTTACTGCTTGTTCATTAAAAAAAGGTACTTGAAGATCACTTACAAAAGCGATTCGTTTCAATTAGTCCTCATCTTCGTAGGGGTCATGGTCAGGGTTAACAGGGTCAAAGTCAGGGCTGGTTGGGATTAACCAATCTGGAAATGTATTTCTATCGCACATACCGAGTGCCTGATCTACTGGGAAACCTGCTCGCCGTAGGCTCAAGTAATACTCACGAACGCTGATTGCGTAAGCATCTAACCGAGTTAATACTTCCTCGTGTTTGAACTTACCTTTACGGCGTGTTATTTTTCGCTTTTTCTTTTGAGCCATAAGTAAATTCTACTTTCTTTCTATGACAATCCTTAGTAATTCCTCTTGGCGAGTTTCTATTCTTGCTAACCGATCTGCAAGGCTTGAACCGCTATTAGGTGTAAGAGTCCATAACCAGCCTTTAATTAAATATCTAAGACCTAAAAAGAAACTAGTTAGAACTGCGGAGACGGCTGCTGCTAAGCCAGCCCAACTTGCTGCATCCATTATTTCGCATTAACACCGTAGTCAACCTCTTTACCAGAGGAAGGGTCAACGGCTTTCGCTATCGGTGCTACAACTGCACCAAGTAATGTTGCATAGGCAGGGTGAATATCTGCCACTATTGCTAAGGCAACAGTAATGCCAGAGGCTGCTACTGCTCTTAAATAAGACTTAATTGCAGCCTTATGCTTTTTTGATAACTTCATCTGTTCCCCCTAGTAGTGGTATGTTAAAAGGTTTGCCATTTTGGTTTTCTTTAAAACTAATATGAATATG